GATATTTTAAAAACAATATCTGCATCTACTGCTATTAAAACTTTTGGCTCACAAACAAAAGATCAAAATAAAGAAACTTTAATTATAGGAAATCAAACAAAAACTGCTGAGATAGATCAGCAAGTAAATGATTTAAATCAAAAAGAAAAACAAGCAGGAATAAATAAGGATTATACAATACAAAAAGCTCAATATGAACTTAATACTAATCAAATTAACCAAAAACAATATGATGATATCTATAAGGAAGCTGAGGTTACTTATGGTTTTGAAATAGATTCTATTAAAATTCAAAGATTAAAATTAGAACAGGATAACCAAAATATAAATAATAATCCTCTTGATAAAATAAAAAACCAACAAAAGTCTTTTAAAACAAGTATTAAAAATTTAAAGAAAAAAACTCAAGAATCTGAAACTAAAGCAAAACAGGATTTAACTAAACAGGTTGTTTCCAATGCAGTAAAAACATTAGTTCCTGTTATTGCTTTACAATTAGCAAATAGTTTTTCAACATTAATTACTCAAAGAAAAAAATTAGAAGAACTAGTTGATCAGGTAAATAACTATATAGATACTAAAGTTAAAGATCAAACCACTGTTACTATAGCAACTAATTTAAGAAATAATGCTATTACTTTAATTAATAATAATATTAAAAAATTAGAAAATCTAAAAAAAAATATTGAACGTATAAGTAAAACAGTAGCTACAATTGTTGTAATAGTAACTATAATTGAACGTATACTTAGTTTACCAATTCCTATTTTAATCCCTATAAAAATCCAATACCAACCTACCTTACAAAAATTACTAAGATTAATATCAGGACTAAGTGCCTTATTAGTTATAGCTACTACTCTATTATCAAATGAAATAATAAGGTTAAATGAGTTAAGAGATCGTTTAAAAGAAGTTAGCTTAAAATTAGATGGAAAAACACTAGATTTTGCAGACTTAACTACTTTAACTAATGAATTTCTACCAGCAGGGGGTAATTATGGATCTTATAAAGGATTTAAATTTGCTATTAAAGAAGAACAAAATCAAGCATTTGTCGTTAAAGGTAATAAACGTCGTTATGCAGTAGCCATTGATCGTTATGGTGTTGAAATTATTAAAAGTGAACTTTCATTTACATTAGATCCTAATGACCTAATAGAACAACTGAAATTAATTATTGATCAACGAAATTTACAAGGATAAAATATTTATAATTATGAATACTAAGGCATTTAAAAGATTAATCAAAGAAGCAGTAATTGATGCTATTCATGAAGAATTACCATTCATTCTTGAAGAGCACATGGCTAAACAAGAAAAAAAAGCATTACGTGAAAGCAGAACAATGAGTTTTACTAGCAATGATGTATTAGCGGGTAATCCCGATGTTAGAGCATCTTTGCGCTCTAAAATGGGTGAAGCTTTTGGTTTTCAACAACCTCAACCTAAACTAGAAGTAATTGATGCTATTGATGATGCAACAGGAGAGCGTGTAAACCCATTTGCTGCATTTCTAGCCGACTCAGCAGCTAATATGACTGCTCAAGATATATCAGGATTAAGAAATTTAGGATAATATGCCAATACCTCAAACAATACGTGTAAATCCGTTAGATTTACAAAAGAATATTGCTATTGGGGTATCTTTACCTTTTAATGGTCCTGGAGTATTTAATAGTACTTTTACTACTAAAGATCAAATTAAATCAAATCTAGTCAATCTATTATTAACTAGTACTGGTGAAAGGATAATGAATCCTAATTTTGGTACTTTTTTAAAGCGATTCCTATTTGAAGGAATTACAGATAGTAACTTAGAATCTTTAAAAGATAATTTATTAAATAGTATATCAATATACATACCTGATATTACTGTAACTAATATTATTATCACTCCCAATACTGATTATAATTCTATAGATTTAAATATAGATTATATAATCAATATTTCACAATTTCCTGATCAAGTAACAGTACAATTTACCTAATAATGACTAACGAAGATAAAAATGTATCATATTTAAATAAAGATTTTGGCGCTTTTAAAGCAGCATTACAACAATATGCTAAAACATATTTTCCTTTAACATATAATGACTTTTCTGAAGCCACCCCAGGCAATTTATTTATTGAAATGTCATCATATGTTGGTGATGTTATGTCATTTTATTTAGATACTCAAACACAAGAGAATTTTCTTCTATACGCTAAGGAAAAAGAAAATTTGTATGCAATGTCATATGTTATGGGTTATCGCCCTAAAGCATCATATGCTTCTACTACTACTGTAGATGTATATCAATTAATGCCTGCTACTTCCTCAGATGGAGGTGTAACGTTTTCTCCAAACTACAATACCTATGGTTTAATAATACCTGCTAACACTACTATTACTTCGGCAGCTACTGGTATTAAGTTTTTAACTACACAACAAATAGATTTTACAGATACAGGTAGTACTGAAATTAGTTTTGTAGATAGTAACTATTTCCTATTTAAAAAATCTACTGAGGCTATATCAGCTGAGTTAAAAGAAACAACTATATCGTTTCCGGGAAATCAAAAATTTGCTACTGCAACTATTACTGATACTAATATATTACAAATATTAAGAGTTACAGGTAGTGATAGTAATACATGGTATGAAGTTCCATACTTAGCCCAAGCATCAATATTTCAAAAAGTAGCTAATCCTTCATATTCTACAGATCAAGTTCCTTATTTATTACAACTACAAAAAGTTCCTAGAAGGTTTACCTCAAGAATATTATCAGATAATACTTTACAATTAGAATTTGGAGCAGGATTATCTCAAAATAAAACCGACTCCCAAATTATCCCAACCCCAGATAACATTCAGTTAGGCTTAGTACCTGGTATTTCATTATTAACTAATAACTATAATGAAGCATCAGTAATGTTTACTCAAGAATATGGATTAGCTCCTTTTGGAAATTATAATGTAAAATATCTAGTTGGTGGTGGTATTACATCTAATGTACTTGCTAATGATTTAACTACTATAGATACATCAGGACTTTATTTTAAAAATGGTAATCCTGGAGGTGGAATAGCTACTACTGTATTATCAAGTGTAGTATCTGCTAATCCTAATCCTTCATCTGGGGGTAGAAATGGAGATACAACTGATGAAATAAGACAAAATGCTCTGTATTCTTATTCAACTCAGTTAAGAGCCGTAACAAAAGATGACTATATTGTTAGAGCATTATCAATGCCCTCTAATTACGGAACATTAGCTAAAGCTTATATTTCACAAGACTTTACTCGAGATGATCTTCAACAAACAGTAGCTAATACCCAACCAGGTAATCCTCTTACTTTAGATTTATATATTTTATCTTATAATAGTAATAAACAATTAACTACTGCTTCTACTACATTAAAACAAAATCTAGTAACATATCTTAATGAATATAGAATGGTTACTGATGCTATTAATATTAGAGATGCCTATTATATTAATATTGGTGTTAATTTTGATATAGTAATATTAAGTGGATATTCAAATAAAGACGTATTAACTAATTGCATCTCAACTATACAAGACCATTTTAATATAGATAAATGGCAAATAAATCAACCAATTATACTTTCAGATATCCAATCTAAACTTCTACAAGTTAAAGGAGTACAATCTGTAGTTAAAATGGAAATAGTAAATAAACAAGATGCTACTAATACTATCTATTCACAATACGGGTATGATATAGCAGGAGCTACTAGACAAGGAAATATATATCCTTCCTTAGATCCTGCAATATTTGAAGTTAGGTATCCAAACACAGATATACAAGGTAGAGTTGTTGTACAATAATATTTATTAAAAACCATAAAATATGAACTTAGACAAATTAAAAGGACACATTCCCGACAATGTAATTGCTCAAATTCCTGGAGTAATGGAAAAATTTCAAATTAATACTCCATTACGTTTAGCTCATTTCTTAGCCCAATGTGGTCATGAATCTGGTGGTTTTAGATTAACTAAAGAAAATCTAAACTATAGTGCTAAAGGCTTAATGGGGATATTTAAAAAATATTTTCCAACCCAAGCATTAGCTGATGCTTATGCTCGTAAACCAGAAAAAATTGCAAATAAAGTATATGGTAGCAGGATGGGCAATGGTCCTGAAGCTAGTGGTGACGGTGCTAAATATTGTGGGCGTGGCTATATCCAATTAACTGGTAAAGATAATTATACTGCATTTGGTAAATCAATTAATGAAGACATTACCGCTAACCCAACAGTAGTAGCTGAAAAATATGCCCTACTCTCAGCAGCTTGGTTTTTTAATAAGAATGGCTTACATAAATTAGCAGACGGTGGTTCAACAGATGCCGTTGTAACACAAATTACTAAACGTGTTAATGGTGGTACTATCGGATTAGCTGATCGTATTAAACATTTTAAAGAATATCATGCATTGTTAGCATAAAACAGACTTGTAATTGCTATATTTATATGTAGTAATTACTAATTATGGCTGTTTATAAAATATTCCCCGAAAAGAGTGCAACTCTTTATTCATACTACCCCACCCTCAATGCAGGATTAGACGAGATACTAGAAGCTAGTACCTACTATTCATTACAAGGTACTAATGAAGTATCTCGTCCTATTATTAAATTTCCATCAGACCAAATATCAGATATTATTACTAATAAAATTAGTAGTAGTGCGTTTGATGTTTATTTAAAATTATATTTAGCTAACGCTTCTGAAATTCCTACAAATTATACATTATTTATCCATCCATTATCTAAGGATTGGAATATAGGAACAGGTAGATTTGGTAATTCCCCTATTACTACTGATGGTGTTAGTTGGCAATATACAATAGAGTCAGGTAGCAATGCCTGGATTAGTGGTGCCTTTACAACAGGCACAACGGGTTCTTATAGTGTAACGGGAACTGCAGGTGGTGGTACCTGGTGGACAAGTTCTCTTTACCAATCAACACAATCATTTACTTTTATTTCTTCAAAAGATATTGAAACTAAAGTAACTAACACCGTATTAGCCTGGAATAGTAGTTCTATAGCTAATTATGGATTTATATTAAAACATTCCTCCTCTTTAGAATTTACAACAGCTTCTAAATTTGAAACAAAATATTTTTCAGATACTACTCATACCATTTACCCACCTGCTCT